CAGGGTTCGGTAAATAAGAAATAACCGACCAAAACTGATCCGGCTGTATAATCTCCATTGCTAATTCGTGTTTCATTTATTCCTCCGTTATTTTTTTCAAGCGTTCTACCTGCTGTCCTGCAATAAATGCGTTTTTCAAATTGCGTTCTGCATAATGAGCAATGGCTTCATACAATACGGCAGCACCTTCTGAATCAATACTGTATGGCTCGATAGGGCGGTTTTCGTTATATATCGCTTCCCATTGTTCATAGGATTCTATATTATCAGGAACTTCTATGAGATAAGCCAATGAGTAGCTGTCTGTTCCGCAGTAAAAACGATACTCCTTAAATTCATCATTTATTCTTTTTAGATGCTTAATGTCTTCAGCGTAATGAACATTTTTTTTCAATTCCATTAATGTATTTCCGCATATAACTTTTGAACCAACTTTCAACTCATCAGCGTTTAACGCTGTATAAACTTTGGTCTTATCAAATTTCATTTTCCTTTCTCCTATTATTTAACGTCTAAACCTGCTTAACGCAGCCTTAAGCCTTGTCGGGGCCGTTTGCAATTTAAACGCAAAGGCTTCGTTTGTCGTGTTTTGAGAAACTTCCCAAGCGTAATAACATGCATCCTGTAAATCGTCAAACTCCGACTTGGGATACATCGTTAATTGGTCAATCGTTTTGTTGTGATTTTCTTTCCATTTGAAAAAGCCGTTTTCAATTAAAGGAGATAAGGATAAGATTCTTTCTTTTCCGATCCCCCGTGTTGAAAGCCCTTTAATGGGTAAGTAAACGCTCCTTTGGGCGGCAGCTTCCATAATGTGCTTTTTATAGATTGACTGAAAACCGACCTCTTCAAAGCCTATTAAAATAGGTTTATAAATTAAATATTTTTCAATCAATTTATTTACTGCCGTATCAACGGAGCAGCATTGTGCCCATTCGTCAAGCTCGTACAATTCGCCTGATTCCGCAATACCTAAAATAAAGATTGCAAATTCGTCATGCTTCCCTGCCGACGGATCGACGCCCATATAAACACGCAAGGTGTTTATGTCGACTGCGTTATACCGGATAAACCATTCAGGTTTAAAAATACGCTCCTCATCGCTTAAAGGTTCGTTCATGTATTCTGTGCTGAATGCGGCACTGCCTATCTCTCTTTTTTTTGTATTTAATTTTTCATCAGTCCAATATGAAGCCCAAAGAGAAGTCCCTTGCGGCGTAAAGGCTGCAAAGCGTAAGCCTATCCAATTTGTAAGTTCTCCGTCTGCAATGCGTTTTAATAAGCGGCTCGGTACATCATCGGAATGGAATATAGTGTTTATAATAATTGTAAAAACATCTTGACCTAGAGGGATGACAGCACGCAAGAACCACTGATATATTTTATCTCTTTGAGTGAAAGTGCGGGCTGCCTCATCTTTTAAAATGTCGTCGCAAATAATTAAGTCGGGACGATGTTGCCTAAACTTAACGCCTCGCACTGCTGCCTCTGAACCGAAGCCTTTAATTGCAGTTTCATTTTTTAATGTGATAAAATCACTTTTCCAAACCTTACCTTCCATTGCTCCAAAGTCTTCAAAGATAAAATCGTTTCCCTCAATTTCGTCTTTTATACTTTGTAAGGCTCTGTTTGCCATATCCTGAGTAGCGCAAAAAATACAAACAAAATTATTTTTCTTAAAAAGAATCCGCCAAAGCGGAAACGCCAATGCCCAGCGGGTGGATTTTGAAAATCCGCGCGGTTCAATATCGACGACGGCTTTTACTTTTTCGGAGGGTATCAAATAAGAATGATACTGCTCTTTAATAAGAGGTTTAATTTCTTCAATATGCTTTTGTGTAAGGCTTTGAGTGTTTGCAATATCTATTAAAGTTTTATGGTAAGGTGCCGGTTCCGAAGAAAAGTAATGCGGCAAGTACGTTTTGCAAAAGTAAAAAAAATCGTTTTCGGCTTTTGCAAGACGTGCTTTCTTTTCTAAAACCTCTTTTGTGTTATCGCCTACAAGGCAGGTTAAAATATCAGCCATTATTTAACCTCAACCTTATCGATGATTACATAAAGCCTTTGTAAAAGGTCGGTGTCGTTTTTAATTGCGTTTTGCAATTCTTTTTTTATTTCTTCTTTTGCTTTTTCCAGGGCTTTAATTGCTTTGGTTCGATAATTGGAAAGTTTTAATTGAGCTTCTGCGACACGAGCGGCAGACTGAAATAAGTCGACGGGATCATCAAACTCTAAACTATCTATAGTTCGTAAGTCTTTAGCAATAAGACTTGTCATCTGCATAAGAACGGCTTCACTCATTTCAGTGCCCGGATAGTCTTTTAAAACTTCCGCCATTGCCTTTGCAGCTTCTATTGCTTTTTGTGTGTCTTCGATTTCTTCTTTATGAGACTTTATTACGCGGCGTATTCCCTCACGGCTGATTGTTACTTTAAGTCCTAGTTCCTGTATTTTTTTATTAACCTCTTCGGTAACATAGACTATCGTATTTTTTCCGCCGTCCCATTTATCGATAATGAGTTCTACAAGACCGTGTTCCTGTGCTTTACTCTTAGCTCCCATACTTGCCCGCCTTTCGATTAAGGAATATTCACTCCTGCATCGCTTTCGATATTTCCCTCAATTAAATCGATTCCCTTTGCAGTGATTTTAAACCAACGCACAAAAGAACGCTCTTTATAGGGGTGAGGAATTTCTTTTTTTTCGGCATAGCCTTTTTCTGCCAAGTATTCAAGCGATGAGATAATAACATCCCGTTCGTTATAATCATAAAATGCCCGTACAATAACCTGTTCGGGTATTCCGTCAGGATATACGGTGTGTAAAAAGGTAATAAGTTCGCCTCTTAAATATGCAGTTTTTACTTTCATTTCTGTCCCTTCCAAAGTTCAATAATTTTTTCAAGTGTCGTATTATTCTGTGCAATGATTAAATCTTGTACACGGTTTAATTCACTGCGCCATCCGCCCATGTTTTTATAAAAATCATCTTTCTCAAGCTTATCCATTTTTAAAGCACCTATTTCATTTCGGTGCACATCGATTTCTTTTTTTAGATCAAATATTGTTTTATTAAAATTTTCTTCAAGCCTGCTCAAACCGCTTGATAAACTCTCTTTAAACTCGTTTGACCGCTTTGCATCTTCGGCCGCATTTTTTGTCTGCTGCTTAAAAAGATACGAAATAACAAAAGCGATAATTGTAGTTATCGCTGTAGGCCCCCAGTCTTTTGCTGCAATAATCAGTTGTTCAAATCCCATGTCTACCACCTTATTTGAGCAAATCCAAATCCTAATGCCGTTCCGCCTAAAATAGAAATAGGAATACTCCACCACGGAACATTCATCTTATGGTTTAATCTTTTGACTTCTCTTTCAAGTTCTAAAGAAAGTGTTTTGTAATATTCGGCATCGGGGCTTGCAGCAAGAAGCCCTTGTTTATAGCCTTCTGCAAAAGAAGCATCTATGTTCTTGTTCATTTCGCCTAAACAAATAAGTAAAATTTTTTCCACTTCTTCTTTGCTATAATCCTGCTTCGCTAATTTTATGCTGAATCGTTTCTGCGGCATCTTGTTTAATACCATTTGTGATTGAGTGTAACTCATCTGCATTACAAGCATTGTCAACAAGATCACTGCCATCGCTTTTTTTAATTTTTTCATAAACACTTTCCTTTTCCTTTTGAGCCTTTATTTTTGCATTATCAATTTTTTGTCTTATTTTTTTTCTGTTACTAAAAAAAATAAATACAAAGAAAGCCGCAGCCGCGGACAACACGGCTGCAACAGTTTTTACAATCTTACTAAGTATGTTTCTCATGCCACGCTTCTTTTAATTTTTTTAAAATAGCTTCATAAAAGAATACGCTTATTCCGAATATAGTCGCCCACCAAAACCAAACTTCCCGTGGAGCAAAAAAAGCTCCATGCCATAAAAGGAATGCAAAGAACGCTGAGAATAAGGCAGGTATCCAGACTCGATAGCCCGTAAGCCTATCCTTCTTATCCAGCTTCTTTACGAGCTCGGTAAAGATAACCGTCAACAGTACCGCTATAACCACAAACAGCGGTAAAAATCCAATCAATGATCCCATAACAAGACCTCCTATTTATTTTTTAGCATTTATAAAATGCTTATTAAAAACTTTTCTACATCTGCTTTAAAGTTATTCCATGCTTCATTTTTTTCGACAAAATATTTAGGGCATATTTTCCCCGTTACATCGAAGTGCCTGTAAATATCTTTTTGCGGATTTAAATTAAATTGTTTTATCAATGTAGCTGTAAGCTCAACTGCAACACCGTATGTTTCTTTAGTAAAACGGCCCGTCCAATCGGGATGACAAAGCTCAAGCCCTATAGTGCTGTTGTTAGGATAAGAACCTAGGCTTTCTTTTATTCCCTGACAGTAGGAATAAGCTCCTACATGATAAGCCATTTCGTCTACCGGCAGGCATTGTATTATTTCTCCATCCAAGCCTATAATAAAATGAGCCGATGCATATCTTGCCTTATTAATATCTTTTTGATTTTTAAGATTTTCAAAATAATTTCTGTTTGCCAATGCCGAAGTTCCGGCATTTCCTACCCAATGAATAACGATTCCCTTTACCCCTATAAGGTTTTTATTGGGCCTGGAGAATTTATTTTCCGTTAAGAATTTTCTTTCAATTTTCATAATTAAATTTTAATCTTTAAAGAAAATTTTTAACGGAGCGTAGTAAAACAGGAATAAAAAAACACCGCACAAAAAGGTGCGGTGTTTTCTTTCAAGCTGCAAAATTAAATTCTAGTTGATTGTTTCGTGTTTTTCCGAATAGCGGATTAAGCTTTCTTTGCTTATCCTCCAGTTTTGTTCGTCGCCATTCTTGTACGCTTTTAATTGCCCTGAACAAATCAGGCGGTAAATCGTATGATAGTTCACTCTCAGAAAGAATGCTGCTTCCGAGATGCTTAAAGTATTTTGTAAACTCATTAACTCTTCTTCCAAACCCTCGCTTTCCAACATCGTCATAATAAACCTCTATTTCTTTTTCAGGAATTCTTAATGCTGTGCCTACCTTAACGCCCAGTATTAAATACATTTCTAATCTGTAATAAACTTGTCTTGTTGTAACAAGTTCTCCTTCAACAGCCGTCATTATTATTGCTGTTTCAATTGGTGTTAATAACATTTTACCCCCCTTTAACTATATTTTGAATCGGGATTAAATCCCGCTTTTTTACAAATATCTCTTAATGCAAGAATAACCTTGCTAGCATTAAATACGGTTAAATGCGATATATCTATGACTTTACCTATTCTTAAAATCAAGGCATTTAAACTTTTTTCATCTTTTACTCGGGAAGCTAAATCCCAAAGACCTCTTATATAGTATTCTTGTTTTCCCGTAAGGCGATCTTTCCCGCCTCCGCTTCGTTGATTTTTAAAAGAATAATTACTTCTCTTTTCTTTTTTGAATGTATAGCCTAAATTTTTAAAACCCTGCATTATTATCTTGTATTGATTTTCTGTTTTTATTTCCGAAGCCGAATAAATGCCGGCCCCGGAAAGAAGGGCTCTGTATGCCTCTTCATTTAATTTTAACTCTTTTTTTGCGATATGTATTGCCGCTAGTTTTTTATTTCTGTCTTTAAGCATTTTTCCCTCCTGAAGAACTCCCGTTTTGTTTAAAACGGGAGTACATTGACAAACTACCGTCTTTTTAATTAAAGTAGCTTAATCCGGTTTAGGCAGCACCCTTAGATAAGGACTTAATGCAAGCTTCAGAAGCTTCAACATAAAACGATTCACTTCCTTTAATTCGGGTGGCTCCAAATTTGCAAAGGTCGTCATCGCTAAAGCCTTTAAGGGCTGCCTTTACCGGCTCTTTTTTTATCTTGATGCAGTGTGCAAAACCGGCTTTCTCCAAAAGCTCTGCCGTGTCATCGGATACCTCAATTTTATCAGCTCCCTTACGGTATCCTATTGTTCCATTTGTAAGAGCTGCGGATTTTTTCCCGTTAAGATACAATTCTTCGCGGTGATTATCCGAGTAGCATTTAATTTGCTCTATAAGTTCTGCTCTTTCAGTAAGCATTTCTCGCGAGGCTGCCTCTGCTTCAGCTGTAGCATTGTTGATAATCTCGGATGCCTTATTTTCAACCTCTGAAATTCCGATGTCTAATTCTGCGACACGGTGCAGTGCGTCTTCAATTTGTGAAACGTTCCTTAATTGTTTCATTTAGAACCTCCTAATGTTCTTTTTATTTTTCATATTTTTACGCTGCAGGCGGTTCATCATCACCTGCAACATAAAAGCTTTGATTTATACATTGCCTTGTTTCAAAAACAAGGTTCCGAACATCCCTTAAGCGGTCTTCAGCATTGCCGTTTAATATACCGCTTATCGCAATCTTTTCAATTTCTGTGAGCTTTCCCTGTAAAAGCTCGTATGAATTTTTAGTAGTCTTAATCATCTTTACCCTCCCTGTGATTATTTTATTTTTGTTCGCTTAACAAGGCTTTTGCTTTATTAAGTGTTTCCAAACTGACAAGCTGTGTCGCCGTATTTGTGTTTTTGGGAAAGTACGGCATAATTTCTGGTAATGTTTCAGAAAGCTGTTTGTCGGTGATACACGAAAGCAGTACAGCTTTTATCGTTTCTTTTTCTTCGATGAATTTTTCCAAAACATTCGTAATGTTTTCTAATGATGATTTTACAAGTGCTTTGGTTTCTTTATTTATATCATCAAAATAAAGACGGTTTTTAGCAGGATATTTTGTTTGTATATGAATACAATGCAATGACTTGGCATTTTTAAAAAAAAGCGATGAATAAAGGTCTTCAAGTTTTTTCCTTTCACCGTAAAAAGAATTGATATATACATCTTCGTAAAAGTCGATGTACTTTTCAAATTCTTTTGCTTTTTCAAAATCAAATTTTGAAAATAATTTTTTTACTGCCTCCGTTACTGCATTTTCAAATTCCATATTCAACGTATTAATTACTGCGTGGTATTTTTTTGTGCAGTAAGCTTCAATAATTTTATCCCTGATCCCTTGTGTTAATTTCATTTTATGCCTCCTTTACTTTCCATCATTGTCCCGAATCTTGTATCTTCCGGAGCATCTATTTTTCCGTTGTTTTCGTACATCTCGATTTTTGCGTAATACGCCTCAAAAGCCATACAGACATTCTTTTTCATGTCTTGCCATTCAATTTCAGGAAGTCCTATAGGTTTTGGAATTCTTAAATTTGCAACGGGGAATCTGCCGTAGCCTCGCCGAAAGCCCCACAAATCTTCGTCGTAAATCTCTACACGATAATTTTCAAGTTTAATACCGCTTGCTGTTTTACGGTTAAAAATTGTTGCAAGCTCCTCATCATAAGTCCCGTCATCATCTTCAAGCCCCGCTGTATAAATCTTTCCATCCTCTTCATCACAAGGAGCCGGAAGAGCTTTCCTTGTTGATATGCCGGCTTCCGAATAGGCCTCCATTAAAGTCAGAGTGTTTAAAAGGTCGGGTTTGTCATAAAAATAATCGTAAAGCTTTATATAGTTTCTTATGGTTGCCGGAGATATCTCAAGATTAGATTCGGCCCAAACCTTAAAAGCATTTCTGTCGTTTGAAGCTAAAAATCGTTGAACATTAACAAGCTGCTCTCCAATTTCAAAGGCTATTAAAACACCTTTTTTCATAAGATCATAAAGCTTTTTATGATTTTTATTTATCTCTTTTGCCTCATCCTTATATAAAGATTTTATATTTACAAGGCTTTTTGACTTATCCATATTCTACACTCCTTTCCCATAATTACGGCGCAATATCATGCTTCCTGCCATTTCTATAACTTCAACATCAGGCTCCGATATTTTGTTCACTGTCATGATGTTTTGTGCACGATTGATAATTTTTACGAATTGCCTTACATCTTTTCGGCTTATGTCATAAATCGAATCGATAACCTCTTTTGAAGCATTTTCCCATACGCTCAGTGCTATCTTTTGGGCATCGGGTTTTGTAAGCCCGTCCAGTCTCAAAAAAACACCTATTCGGCTTTCAAGCTGTCTGTGGTCATTCTTTAAATTTTGAATAGTCCAAACCAGTTTAGGTAAGCCTATCAGAACAAGTCCCGTTTCGCCCAAGTCATTTATAAGCCGCCGGCTGAACTCCAATGCATCACTTTTTAACCCGTCTGCTTCATCAATTATGACAATCATATCCCTGTCTTTTAATGAGCTTGTTACATTATTAACAAGGGCATCAAAATTTATCCGGTATGTATCAAGCCCCAGCTGCTTGGCTATTTCTTGCGTCATAACTTTTTTATTCATTGCCCCGGAACATTTTATTAAGACTGTATTCCTTTCGTTATCCTCTGCATACCTTTCGGCGGTTGTTGTCTTTCCTCCTCCTGCATCAGATACAATTAAAGCTATATCCTTTTCATCATGCGCAAGCCTGATAGCACGCGTCATCTGCTTCATTACGGAAGTTTCAACAATTGGAACATGCTTCCGCTCTGCAGCTTCAGCCTTTCTGGCTATCCATTTAATGATAGCCTCTTCAACCTTCGCCGTATCTCCCTTATACGTTTCGTTTAAGAATTGACTTAAAACGCTTGACGTATAACCCATTTCTTTAGCCGCTTTATTTTGACTTATCTCATAACGGGCTAAAGTTTCCATTAATCTTTCCTTGATTGAAAGATTTTCTTTTACTTGTCTGTCGCACATATAAATGCCTCCTCATCAATATTAAAATAATTTTGATATTTACCCTTGTTTATCTGCCTGTCTTCTGCTCCGGCTGCTTTTGGTTCTTCTTCAATCTGCGGAATATATTGTTCCACACGCGGAATTTCAACTCCTGTAGCTTCCATAGCAATTTCAAGCATGTTTTTAGGTTTTGTGTGAAGATGTGTTAATCTGCTTTGCTCTTTAACTTTCTGCCTTATATCCCTTCTTACACGGTTTACAAACTCGTTATCTTTTTCCATGTTTCCCGTTTCCATAAAGACATCTGCATAAGCCTTGCAAAGAAGCTGTCCTTTATTGTTACAGATTAAAGCCTCGTTTCTGTTTGTAAGATTTACCCGGACTATAACCTGTTGGGCCGTAAGTCCTATAAGTTCTTCCGCCCAGTAATCGGCTCCTCCTACACTTACTCCGTTTTCCCTGACAGTTCGTAATTCACCGCGTGTCAGTGCAAGCTGCACGGTTGCAGGATCGGGTTTTCTTATTGCCTCAGGCATGTTTTGAATAAATGCTTGTTCCGGAGTTAACCCTTCCCTGTCTTTGGCTTCGCTAACCCATTCGGTATTGTACCAATTTACCCAATAGGTAATTTCTTTGATAAAGTCTTCCCAGCTTCCTACATCGTTTCGTTTTGCTTTTCCTTTCATCGCTCGCCAATAAAGCTTTTGCTCATCAACTCTTGCTGCCGTATTACTGCCGATATAGTTCCCGGTATTTTTGGAATAATACTCTTCAAGGATTTTATAAAACCTTTCTTGAACACCCTTTGACTGACCATGATAGGCTCTTGCATATTGAAGTCTGCTACCGCATGTTACTATTGCTCCCGTGATGATAACTTCTTCCTCATGCTCTATTCCGTCCTTATCAACAGCTTTCATCTTGATTTTTTTGCCCTTGATAGTTTTTCCCTTATAGTCTTTTCCGTTGTCGACATGCACCATTTCAGGAATTCCGAAGCGCATAATCATCATGTAGTAAGCCGCTAAAATTGTTTGTGAATTCGGATTGATACTTACACACCAGCCCAAAATAGCCCCGGAACGCACATCAGCAAAAGTAGTAATCCAAGGAATTACAAGTTTCCCGTTGTGCATTACAACGCGGTCAATTCTGTGATGGTCTCCTTGTACCTGATCCATAGCTTTTAATAACTTTTTATCCCTTTCTATATACGGGAAATGCTTCGCTTCAAAAGCTTCTTGACTCAACTGATAAAAATCTACCATTGCCTCCGGAAGGCTTTTTAAATACCTTCTACAGGTGGCGTATGTTGCCTTGGATTCTTTTATGTTGGCTTTCATACTTAAAAAGCAATGCCTTATGCTTCTTTTGTTATAATCCAAATAAAAGAACTGAAGCATTTCTTTTTCTGTTGCTGTAAGGCTGGAACCTGTTCCGCTTTCTTTACCGCTTTTTGAATAAAGCGGTGTAATGCCTGAAAGACCTGTATCCGTAAAATCTTTAAGCCATCGGTACAATGTCCTATTGCTTAACTCTTTCCCGTATTCGGCCCTGTATGCCGCACTTATTTTGCCTGAATTAAACGCTATACAAAAATTTTCGACACTTAAATTTGACATCTTGTAAAAGTTTATTATTCCGGCTGTCAAGGCGGCTTTCTTCCGCTCTTTATTAGTTGCCTGTAAAAAAGTTACAGGCTCCTTTGTTTCGGATACAAGAGTCTTTCCTCTTTGGATTAAAGCCAATTGTACTTCTGCAGGAAGCTTATCGCAAAGCCAAAGCATTGCACCTTTTTTCTTCATGTATTGCCAATGCTCTTTTCTTGCCCGCTCCAAGATACTTTTTTTACTCAAGTCCAAAACCTCAGCGATCTCTTTAGTTGCTACAGTTTTCATGCTGCCCCCTTATTCCTCTCCTGCTCCTTTTTATTCATCTCTGCTATTTCGTCTTGAGTCCTCGGCGGAAAAAGCTCTGATACCGGCATTTTAAAAAAGGCTGCAATCCGCTTTTCATTTACAGGGCTTCGCCTTGTACCGTTTATTATATCGCTTAAAACTCCTTGATTTATTTTTAATTTTACAGCTAACTCGGAAACCGTTTTTATCCCATTTTCGTACATTGCTCTTTCAACTTTTTGTTTCCTTTCAAAATCAAAAGGATAGGGCCTTTTAGTAACCTTGTACTTTCTAAACTCCTCATAAGTTAAAGCCATAGTAACCTCCTTCAATATAAATTTTGCTGTCTGTTTTTTAAGTCTTCTATCGCAAGCCTAAGAATCTTTATTGCAATTTCGATACATTCATCCATGCGCTGCTCAACTCGGTCAAGCCGTAAATTAAAATCTTTGCAACGATCCCCCTTGTGCAAATTTTTATTTTTTGTTATAATATCCTCATCTGTTAGGGCGTTGTGCCCTATTACTTGTTTGTCAAGCCGTGCAGCCTCAAATCCGCACGGCTTCTTTTTTATCTGCCTATACATTTTTGTTTTCCTCCTGTTGTCTGTCTGTTTAAGTTGATTTTTTCTCCGTCATTAGCTCCTCTATAAAAAGCAATATTATTGGTCTTTTGTTTTTTTTCTTTAATACGGCTTGCTTCATAACGCACTTTGTATAGCTCAACAACATATTTTTCTATTGCCTCTAACTGACTTTCTCTTTTATTTGCCCAAGAATAAAGTTCTCCGGCTTGCAGCATTCTTTCGTAAAGAGACGCTGCCATACCTTCTTTATAAGAATTTATGTAAGGCTTCTTGGCATTTTTCCTTATGTTTTGCTTTGCCATTCTGTTTACGGTCTTAACAAGATATTGGTACATTTCTTTAGAGATAAATACATCAGTTTCGGCCCCGTGAAAGCGGACAACCAGCGAATTGTAGTTATTAACAATTCTAATAACGGTGCCGTTTATCCAAGCAACACCTTTTGCTATTATATATTGCCAACGAGGACGTGATTTCAAATACTTTGTTTCTTCTGTATATACATTGCAGTCCTGCTCTCTTAATCCGTTTTCTTCCATAAGCTTTCTAGCCTTTTCCAATGCTGCCATAGCTTCATTTTCATTTGGACTTTTGGAAAGTGCCAATAACTTTTTTATCTTTTTCTTTATTTGTTCATTCATTTTTTATTCCTCCAGCTCCTTTCCTGTTTCTGCATCCAAAAATCTCATATAATAAATATCTTCTTCTGAAGCTCCGGCTTCCTTTAAGAATTCTATAGCACTTTCCTTGCTCTCAAATTCTTTCTCCGTTCCGTCCTCATTCAAAAGATATTCCAAAGGATTAAGTCCTATACCCTCTTGATGTCTTGCTACAATAATCATTTCTTGTCTTTCTCCTTTTATTTCATTAGTTTGTTTAAAAATTTGATTAAAAAATTGCAGTCCTCTATTGCCTGCTTTTTACTATAGAGAACAGCATTTTTACGCCAGCTGTTTATGATTGAAAGCGCCCTTTCTTTATCTGCCCTGATTAGGTCGATGGTGCAAGGCTCTTTTTCGCCTGAAGCTTTGCGTTCTTCTTTTAGAGCGATTGCCTGTTGTAAGCCGGTTAGTCGTTCGCTTAGTTGACTCATCTTTTCACCTCCTTATTTATTAAAACGGAATATCCATCGGATCGTCCGTTTTGCCGTCAAAGAATTCTTTGACTTGGGTTTTTGCAATTTCGGTTAATTTAGCCTTTACACAAGAAGCGGTTTCCCCTGCTTCAAGCGAGGCTTCAAGTGTTATCCCGTAACGCTTGTTTTCATAATTTCCGAATGTCCTTAACTCAGAATAAGTTATTCCCACAGTTTCAATTTTCATCTTTGCTACTCCTTACTTAAAAAAATTGAATAAGCCCCGTGCAGGATTTGAACCTGCATAAACCTTTAAAATAACGGGCGAAAAAAGGTTTAAACACCAATCGGGGCAGCCTTAAAATCAATGCTTTAAGGCTATAAAAACACCCTTAAATTTGATATAATGCCTTTGTCGAAAACCTATAAAATTTAAGGAGTGAAATTATGAATTACAGAACAAAAGAAAATCTTTATCCCTTTGCCGAAATCCTTGCTACAGCAGTATCAGGATTTATTTTAAGAAACTTCAATGATGAAGAATGCGAGGATCAAAAAAAATTTGACTTGCATTTAAAACCGGTTTATCAATTTGTAAAAGATCCGTCTAATTTTTGGAAATATTACAAAACCTTGTATTTTATGCGGGCTTTAAATAAAAACGAATTTCGGCTGATTGAAAGCACGGCAAATAAACATCCTGAAAGTATGATTGATGGGCTAATTCAAGACAGCCTTGTTGAAGCTGCGGAGCTTGCTTTAAAAGGCTATAAGGAAATTCACGATTATGAAATAAAACGGAAATCATTCAATCTTCCTGAAAGTTTTTTAGCCCAATATCCGGTAGAAGAAAAAGAACCTTGTCCAAAACCTAAAATTCCTAAAGAAATCAAAGAACATTTGCAAAACAAATAAATTCCTTAGATTTTTTTGTACATACTAATAAAGATTTTTTCCCCCTGTTCGGAGCGGCGACAACAGTACGGTTCTCAAACATTCGTAGTGTTTCATTACTGTAATGTCGCCGATTGTGTTGTATACATCCGTTTTTAATCTTTGCAGAAAACCTTTGAGGATCGTAGTTGGATGCCCACAAAGCCAATGCTTTAAGAGACTTTCTTACAGGATCTCTTTCCCACGATTTTTCCCATTTTTTAAATAAATAATAATCTCTTATTATATCACTCATAAATAAACCCTCCTGT